TTTCGTTAATAAGGAGAGCACAGAAAAAAATACAAAGTTGTCGCTTCGAAATGCTATTAAAGAAGCGGCGGCTCAGAGACAGAGCTCGTCCGTTATACCTATGTTGCGAAAAATAGAACGTTCTTCGGCCGTCATTTCTATTAAGACTGAATCGGCTCAGACTATCTTAGGTAAAGTCTTCTTTATAAACACTAATACTCTACTGCTTCCGCTCCATTTCTATGATGATATATTGAGCTATCCTAAGGCTCAATTCATTATTGACGATGGTGATACTAAAGTGATAGTAGGTATGGAACACTTGATTGACAAGTGTAGTGCCGTAGAGACGGAAGCGTTGGAGTTGGTATTGGTTCAGAATGATATTTTCAAGAAAACACGAAAGAATCAACTAGAAAGTTTCGTTACTCGCGATACCTTGAGTAAAGTTACTTCTAAGTTCCAAATATCATTGTTCCCTCAAACTGAACAGGTTATGGTGTCAGGATCGGCATATATAGGTAAGCTTCATTATGCCAATAAAACAGTAGATAAAATGATAAAGTATAATGTTGATACTGGCAAAGGAGATTGTGGTAGCATGATCTATCTCATGAATCCCAATGTTGGTAAAGGGGTTATTTGTGGTATGCACGAAGCTGGTACTAGCAAGGGTCATGCGGATAGAACCGCAGCAGCTTATATATTGACAAGAGAGGATATAATGGAAGCTTTGCGTGAACTCGATCCTCCTGATGAAGAAATGGAATGCCAGGGCAATACTTTAACTTCACAGTTTAGTCATAGTCCATACGGTTATTCGAAAATCGTTAAATCGCCCTTTGCAAAACAACGAGAAATACCCTTAACCAAGATACCAGCTAGACTTTATCCTGATCAAGAACGCAATATTGATCCTATGGACATATGCTTGGCTAAGTACAAGCTGTATCCCAAAAATATCAACGTTGACGTTTTACAGAGAGCCAGAACTGATGTGGCTGACGACTTGACTTTATTTGAATATATACCTCATTATGGCAGCAAAGTGCCCTTTGAGATAGCCTTCTTTGGAGATCCGTTTAATCCATATATGAAGGCTTTTCCAACTTCTACCTCAAGTGGCTATCCTTATAAGTTTGTTGACAAAGACATTAAGAAGACCATTAAAGAACAAGGTCCAGAAGGTGACAAGTTTCAAGCGTTGGTGGCACATCTTGAACAATTAGAAGAAAAATTGGAAGCCGGAGTAAGACCTTATTTTGTCTATACATCTAACCTCAAAGATCAGACGATCAGTATAGATAAAGCCAAAGCGGGAGGAGGAAGAATTTTCTTCGGAACTCCGCTGGATTTATGTTTACTTAAGAAAGCTTATTTTGGTGAATTTATGGTATTTATGCAAACCGACTGTGTCGCTAAAGGCACCGCTATGTCTATCAACCCTCATTCTACTGACTGGAAGGATATTTCTCGTAGGCTGTCTGGCCATGCTTTATCATGGGATACTACTATATGTAGGGATTTCGATTACTCTCACTTTGACGGCTCTAACAGTCCAGAATTGCTAAACGAAATCTTATGGATAATAAATAGCTGGTATACTCATCATGGTATGGGTCAGCATAACCATATAAGAACTATATTATTCGAGGAAATTTCCGATTTCTGGTACATTCGCGATAACGTATTGATACAGATGGGTAGTTCGCTTCCTTCAGGGAGTTATCTTACTCTTTTAGTTAACTGTTTAACCAATAAGGTACTTTTGCGATATGCCTTTTATAGGAACTTTGAACATTTGAAATATAATGACTACATGATAGACATAGTTCAAGGTGATGATAACGTAGTTGCCGTGCACTGTGAATTAGCAGAACAATTTACTCCCATACATATTGCTGAGGGTGTAGCTGAGTTGGGTTTCACTATTACCTTGGGAGATAAAACTTCAGTTACTCGCGAATGGTCAAATCTTGACGGGTCGACTTTTCTTAAGAGAAGATTCGTTAAAGATCAATACGGCATAGTCAGAGCTCCCCTTGCACTTGAAACCTTATGGAACACAATGTGCTGGACTAAGAAAGGTTATCTTTATCATCAAATTTTGATAGATAATATAACATTCTTTTATCGAGAAGCCTCTCAACACGGTGAAATTGTTTTTACTCAGGAGACTATGAAATTACGACAGATTTTAGCGAAGTTTCCCGATTTCAACGTATATCCTAACGGTAAATTGAGACCATGGAAAGAGTGGGATAAAGAAGTGCGTAATACGCCTTATTTCTCTCAATACGTTCTTTAAAATGGACGTCATTATACCCAACATACGCATATACCCAAAATTTTAAAAAACACAAAAACATGTTAAAATATAAAACCAAAGGCAAGCATTATCATAGAAGTACGATTTTATAGAGAGATATAGGAAAGTGGGTGAAACCTTGTGTAGTAACCATTACTGCTTATACCTTAGCGTGAGCTGGTCACACCGCAGTGACTTCGTATCGTATGGAGTGATTATGTGAATCTGG